ACGGTTTATTTATATTTATATGGCATATTCTGGAAAGTATAGACCAACTAACCCTAGAAAGTACAAAGGTGATCCAACTAATGTAATTTATAGGTCATTATGGGAAAGAAAGTTCATGCAATGGTGTGATTTGAACTCAAATATAATAGAATGGGGTTCTGAAGAGTTCTTTATACCATATCGGTCTCCCGTTGATAAAAGAGTTCATAGGTACTTTCCTGACTTTTATGTAAAGTGTCGTACCACAATTGGTACTACAGCAAAGTATGTTATTGAGGTAAAACCAGCAAAACAGACAGAACCTCCCGTTAAGAAGTCAAGAGTGACTAAAAAGTACCTTACAGAGGTTACTCGCTATGCAATTAATGAAGCAAAGTGGATAGCAGCAGAGAAATACTGCAAATCAAGAAATATGCAGTTTAAAATACTAACAGAGAAAGAACTAAAGGTATGAGTATTCTTACTACAATAAAAGAAAAAAGAATAACAAATAGAGCAAGACAGAGAACGGAAGCATTTAACTACCTCTTTGATGAAGCAGTAGATGACGTTTCTGGAGGTGAGTTTTACTTTTTTGAATATAAACCAAAATTTCGTAAAAGATTAAAGCATTGGGATAGATATCCACTGGTAATAATGGGTGATTCTACCTCTGATGGGTTTTATGGTGCAAATTTACATTACATGAAACCAATTGATAGAATAAACTTAGCAGAAAAGATAATAAATAAAGAAGGTGTTACTATACCTAAATTTATATGGCATAGATATATTATGGAAAAGGCAGACAACCTATTCTTTAAGATTCCAGAAGAAGATGTACTAGAAATGGTAACATTACCTTTGGAACAATTTTATGATAGTCGTAATAAATTCGTCAGTGCTAAAAAAGTACAAACCTAATGGCATACGCAAAATTATCATATCCTAGATCAGTTGAGAAAACTGGATATTATCTCAATTTCTATGCATACGATTATAACAAAGCACAATCTCTAGGTGTCAAAAGTATCAGGGATATGCTTTCTGGTGCAACGACAGATTTAGCAGGAAATAATGCTGATTTTATGCAAAACCTATCAGTAGAACAAAGAGAAAGAGTTCAAAATTCTGAAGAAACTTATGGTTTAAGTAATAAAACTTTTGATAGAAATAGTGATATACCAGCAAATAGTTCTTTAGGTTGTGTTAAACTCTATATACCATCTACATTAGAATATAAGTATAGTGCTAACTGGAATTCAGTATCATTTGGTGCTCTTGGTTCTGCGTTAGGTGGTGGCGGTAATGCAATAGGTGCTGGTCTTGCAACTGGTGTTAATGTTGCATTTGATAAATTTGTAAAAGATAAATTAGCTATGGCACCAAAATCAGAAAATGTAGATGCAAATGCTATTTTGGGTGGTGCATTTGGAGTTACATTTAATGATAATACAATGCAAACATTCAATAAAATGAATATTCGTGAATTTAGTTTTAATTATATAATGGCAGCAAGAAATCCTTCAGAAGAGCAAGATATTAAAAATATAATTAAGTTCTTTAAAATGGGAATGCATCCTGGTAGTAGAAGAAGTGGTACAAATAATAGTTTATTCTTAGAATATCCTTATATTTTTAGAGTAATACAGTCAGGTAAAAAAGATGTATCACAATTCTTACCACAAACTAAATATTGTGCATTAACTAACGTTACTGTAAATTATACTCCAGATAACGTTCTATCACTAACTCCTAATAATTTTGTATCAGCAGTATCATTACAATTAACCTTCTCTGAGATGACAACACTCACAAGACAGGATATTCATGAAATTGAAGATACTGCAACTCCAGAAGAATTTGCATGGATAGAAACACAAAAAGCATCGGTTGTTCAAAATTCTGAATTTAATAGAAGGAGACAACGAAATCTTAGAAGACAAAGTGGTGAAACAAACGTACAAAATCAAAAAGACGACTTTAATTTCTTAAAAACAAAACCAATTACAGGTAGGAGGAGGAGAAGAAGATAATGGCATATTTTTCTAAAATACCAAATTTACTATACCTTAAATACACAAAAAACCCATATGATGGGCAGTGGATTACTATTAAGAATATATTCTCTAGAATCAAACTAGTAGATAATGTTAAATCTAACGTAACTGTATTTGATGACTTTACTGTAGAAGATGGTGATAGACCAGATACTATATCATTTGACTTATATGGTGATCCTGGTTATGATTGGACTATACTATTATTGAATAATATGGTGAATTTCTATGAAGATTGGCCAAAATCAAAAATGGCATTAGATAACTACGTTAACTATAAGTATCAAAATCCTGAGGGTATTCATCACTATGAAACTATAGAACAAAGTCATAATGGTAATATAATACTAGAAAAGGGAACTAAAGTACCAGAGCAATACCAGTTTATTACTCCAGAGGGATTAACCTTACCTAAATTACAATCTAGAGTATCTGTATCAAACTATGAATATGAAATAGATAAGAATGAAAAGAAAAGAGATATTCTACTATTAAGACCAGATTTAATACCACAGTTTAATCAACTGTTTGTAGAAGAAATGAGATATTCACCAAGTACTGAATTTAGAACAGAATCACTTCGTTTATCAAATAACTAATGAGAGTAGACAGACACAGAGACATCGCTGATGACCTTGAAGCAGAATTAATTGCTGAACTAAAAGGTATCAGTACACAACTACGTGGTAGTTTTCAAAAAATATCTAAACGTGATAGTATGGGTAGATCTTCTAAAGTAATTCAAATAGAGTACGATATACAAGAAAAGGGTCAATAGGTATAAATACCTAATCGACCCTTTTGGCTAAAAATTGCCCAGATTTTTTTCCCCTGTTTTTTGAAACTAAAAGGTCAATTTCGTTTTCGGGGATTCTTTAGATTCCAATCTATTATACCAAAGGGGTTCAACATGACCCACTTAGCATAGTATACACCTCTATAACACAGGAGAGCAAAGACCTTCTCTGGATTATGGATTTCTTCATCATATTCTGGAACTTCTGGTCTATTGAAAGATACATTGATACGTAACATTTGTCTTTACCTCCTGACATTATCTATAATGTTAGAAATCTTAACAATAAAAAAAGACCCTATTAATAGTAGGGTCTTTTTAATGTGTATCACTATGTACCTAAAACTCTTCGTTCGCTAATTGATCGAAGTAACTGAAGGCATCTTCATCAGTGTTAACTGATGCAGGTGTTGCTATAGAAGGTGATGCAACAGAAGGACTTGGTTTTGATTCCATCTTTGCAGCGATCTCATTCTCTAGTTCCTCTTCATCTACTCTTCTAGTAGCAGTGCCCTTAAGAACTAGATCTAATCTTGCCTTAAGTTCATCGTATGTCTTGAAGTTAGATGCACCTGTGAACTCATTAAGATCATGAATTTGATTGTAGATACTCTCTAGTTTAGCATCATCAAATCCACCTAGTGGAGAGACACTACCGAAAGTAGAACTATCATAGTTCCAAAAACCTGCAACCTTTTTGATTCTTAAATTAAAGTCAGCACCTTGCCAGAAATCAAAAGGATTGATTGGTTCTTCACCTTCAAACTCTGGTTGCATTGCTGCAATAATCTTATCATGTATCTTCTTACCATACTTGTAAAGGAATACTCTTCCTTCGTTCTCTGGAGATGCAGCATCTTTGATAACATAGATGTTGCTGTAGTATGATAACTTACGCTTTTGTTTACGTGCTATTTCTTTGTCCGAATCTAAACCACTGTTCCATAGTGATCTATTTAACTCACCAACAGGATCATTCTGACCTACTGTAGTTAATGAGTTCTCGATGTACCATCCACCTGGTCCTTGGAATGCATGACTCCATACCTTTGCCCAAGGTAATTCGTTACCTTTAGCAGGTGGTAGAAACCTGATGACAGCACTGCCGATACCTTCTTTACCCATTTGTGGTTTCCAAAGGCGATCATCTATAAAACCAGAAGTAACTTCGGTCTTATTAATTTCTTTGTTGAGTTTATCAAGCAAAGAACCTTGCTTTTTTAATGCAGCAAATGACATGTGTATTCTCCGTATTAGTTGTATTGTAGGATTGTCTGTATTATACAGTATTCATAAGAGATTGTCAAGGTTATCTCTCATCTCATGCAGTACCTTTCTCGCCTTTTTAAAAATAGGTAGACCTACCATTTCTTCTGGTACACCTAACTCCTTGGCAGCATTTCTAAAGTTTTGTTTAACAAGTTCACTGTCCTCATCATTCATAAGGTATGCCCTACTATATAGGGTCTCTTGTTTATCGACTAGTAGTTCTAGACCATCTATTACCTCTTCTCTTTGCTCTCTAGTCATCATAGCAAAGTATGGAACTTTCATCATGAGATCCATATAAGTGGAGGTCATTTCGTCCATTTCTTTCTGAACTATTTCCGAGTCGAATAACTTGCTCATAAATTCTGTACTGTAATAGATTTGATCTTGTTGTGATCCACTATAACAAATGGATCGTATTTTTGCAAGAGGTTTGATACTTTTATCCAGATAGAATCACTGAGTAGTGTATCATATCTTTCTATGAAACCTGTTATTTTATTTAACATTACCATAGTTTCTGGCATGATATGATCACCAAGATATAGTTTAATTAGTATAGAGTGTGAGAAATTCTTACACTTCAATGCATCATTTAAGCTACCACATCTATCAACAATAGTTTTTAAATCATTCTCATACAAATAAGAAATACTCTGTATCTTTTTCTTCCAATCAAGGAAGTTCTTATCATTCATTTCTCCTACCCATAGGTTAGAGTTAGATAAGAAGTTAGATACAAAGTATGATTCTAATTCTTTTTTATTATATTTCTTGGCAAGTTTCTCAAAGAAGTATACGTCTGGTCTTTCATTAAACTTCTCTTGTGATGCTTTTATGTGACCATTATACTTAAAGTAATCGTATGTCTTTCTGGAGAAGTGTGCCTTTATTGCCAAGTAAATTACATAACAATCAAAGGAACTCATATAGGAAGAACTGCTTTAGTAGTTTTCTTTATGAAGTTTAATTTTATTGCTTCTGCTTTAATCTTTTCCTTTAAAGTTGGTGCTATCAACTTAGTAACTGAATCAACTTCTATGTCTTTCGACTCACAGAAGTCAACGATAGCATCAATGTAACTCAAGGTTCTGTTACTATCTTTAACGATGTTCTCAATCGTCATGGAGAATTTGTTCTTATCCATAAAGGTGTCGTCAATTAATTCATTAATGTTTTTAGATTTACTGGGCATCGTTATACTCTTGAATGTAATCTCTCAATAAAGGCACGTAATCATCAGGATTCTTTATGAATACCTGTGTGTCCCCAGTTTGACAAGTTATAAGAGTAACGATCTGTTCGACTTTAATACCAGATCTTTCCTCATACATTTTAGCATAACCTGTCTCTTGTACCAAGTACCCCTCAATCCATTCCTCTTTCTTTTCTTTAGAGGATGTCTTGAAGTCGATGATTGATAACTTACCATCGAACTCTGCTATGCAGTCAACTCTACCTGCTATTGCAAACTCGTGACTGTATAGTGGTGCTTCTTGAAAGTGAATGTTGTTTATCCGTGCAAGCATTGGCTTTGCTTGCGTGAAAAGTATCTTAGCAAGATGTTTACCATCATACTTTTCAAGGTCTAGTTCATTGTTAAGATAATCTTCAATCATACTATGAACTGTAGTACCTGCAGTAGTAGCACGTTTAGAAATCTTGTTTGCTTCCTCAGCACCAACTCGTGCTCTCCATTCAGCAATAGATTTTCTATTTCTAAAGGAACAGATAGTAGA